TGTATACCTAACTTTTCTGAAAGCATATCTCAAGAATAATGCAGCAAAATAGCCAACACGATCATTCAAGGTGCCAGGATTCAGATACGTGTAGTTACCAGAGACAGCAGATGCTATACCTGAAGTGAAGGCTTGGAAAGTTCCAGACCCTAAATTCACATATACCAACTGTTGTCGGCCAGTCGCTCGAATAGCTGGTCCCCAATCAGAATGCTGAAGACCTCTACCCGTAATATTAAAGGCGGTTGGATTTTTAAGTCCAATCTCCTGAGATATAGGAGTAGAAGTGAAATTCATCATACTGTCAGAACCAGTGACCATAGTCTGATTACGAGATCTATTATTCTTTCTTTTTTGTTTCTTATTTTGTTTCTGTTGTGTGGATTTTGCAGGAGTGTTCTTCGAACCCCTCTGCATGACTATTGAATTATTGGCAACTAGCCTCCACACCAAAACCGTTAACTGTCCATTTCCAGTCCTACCCACACACTACGATCATATAGATGACCCCGAACGAGTGCATCGTTCAATGTGATAATGGGTACCTTCCCAAAAAGTTTGGGAAGGATAGCACTTTCTTGATGTCCATAAAACTTGAAAGGAGATTTGGGTACTACTATTGGTTCCAAGAATTTCATATCCAAATCTTTTTTACCCTTAGCAATATGAGGAGTCACATCCTTCTTAATGATTCTGATAGCCCTTAAGGCTTTTCTTGACTTGCAATGTATATAGCCTTTACCCGTACATTTCTCACGGGAAAGGTTCGCAAGCCAATCATCTCGAGCAAGAGCTCGGGTCTTCTCACTAGTTCTATAGGAAGAAGATAAATAAGGAAGGATGGTCTCTCCACTCATTAAATCATTTCTAGTCTTAAGAAGTACTGATTGTTTTTCAACAATAGTACCCCCTCGATTAGTTTTCTTTTTTCTAACAAGGGAGAAATATTTCATCTCATATTCTAGACGACAATAAGCTTTTCGTCTAGTGCACTCAAGTTTTAATAGTCTCTTATTAGAAGAGACTATCGCCCTCTGTAACACAGTGGTATGGGGAACCTTCATGTACTCACGAAGTTTTGCCCCACATCCACCAAACTCTGAAGGAATGAAAACATTAAGTTTCCCTCCCAACGTATGGATCTTGATACGTTCTCGATTCATTTTAAAAAATTGAGACGTAATATACCTCCTATATGGAACAGGTTCAGTACAAAAATCAAGATTCTGCCAAAATGGTACTTCAGAATTTGGTGAATAACAGAGTTCTAGATGACATAGAGGTATTTCCTTAAAACCTCTGCCCACTCTCATGAAAGCACGAGAGTTTATAACAAGAACATTTTTAGATCTATAACTCTTACCAAGAGAGAATGTCAGGTTATAATCAATGGCCTCAGCGA